GATGCAAACAATGACGATTTAGAAAGAAAAATCCTACAAGTGGCTTACAACAAAAAAGAACTTACATATTTAGAATGTAAATATCAATTTGTGTTGGAAGTTTTAGAAAATAAAAAATACCTTAATGACAATATATTAGGTAAATTTTATGACAGGGATTTTAAATGAAAGAAGATTTATTAAAAAGATTATTAGAATCAATTTTAGGTGGAAGTAAGTCTGCTCGTGGAGGAGATGAAGCTGTTTTTACCTGTCCTTCTTGTAATCACCATAAGAAAAAATTAACGTTTAATTTACTATCTCAAAAATTTCAATGTTGGGTTTGTGGTTATAAAGGTCATAGAGCTTTTCAATTACTTAAAAAAGCAGGAGCACCTGGAGCTGCATTTGGAGCTTTAAAAGAAATTGACAACCAATACAATTTTAAACAACAAGTCAAACAAAAAGTAGACGCTAATACCTTGCAATTTCCTCATGGAGTAACGCCTATAATGTCATCATCAGCGATTCTGTCAAAACACGCATTACATTATTTAGATCAAAGAGGAATCACCCAACAAGATGTGGTTAAATATGATTTACATTATTGTGAGGAAGGTCCTTTAAGAAATATGGTTGTAATTCCATCATATGATAAAGATGGTTTTTTAAATTATTATGTAGGTCGTTCGTTCGATAAAAACGCGTATATTAAACATAAGTTGGCTTCCAGTACCAAGGACATAATTGGGTTTGAAATGTATATAAACTGGGATTTACCCGTGATTTTATGCGAAGGTGCGTTTGATGCAATGGCTATAAAACGTAATGCGATTCCTTTGTTTGGAAAAAAATTATCTACAACTTTAATGAAAAAAATTATTAAATCTAACGTAAAAAAAATATATTTAGCTTTAGATGAAGATGCTTTAAAAGATGCTTTTAACCACGCAGAAACATTTATGTCTTATGGAAAACGAGTTTATCTTATAGAAATGGGCGACAAAGATCCTTCTGAACTTGGTTTTAAACAATTTACAAAATTACTTCATAATGCAGTAGAATTAACTACTTCTGTTTTAATGAAAAAAAGATTAGCCTTGTCATAAAGGTTTATATTTATAACAAACTATAGTAATTAATGGCAAACATAGCATTATACCCTGGAGGATATAAACCCCCTCACATTGGACATTATGAAGCAGCTAAAGAAACTCTTGAAAAGGGTGCAGATAAAGTTATTGTGTTTGTTGGTCCAAAAGAAAGAGAGGACATTACTCAAGATATGTCTATTCAATTATGGAAATTATACACACAAAAAGATCCTATTGAAATTAAAAAAGCAGGAGTTTCTCCAGTAAAAGACGTTTATGATTTTGTAGAATTAGAAGCAGAAGATGGAGATACACTTTTCTTTATAAAAGGAGAAAAAGACAGTGAAGATCCACGTTTTGAAAGAATTCCTACTTATGCTGAAAAATTTGGTAAAAAAATAAAAATACTTTTTATTAATATAGGAGATAAAATGGATAGAAATAACCATCCTGTATCAGGTACTTGGATGCGTAGATATATTAAAAAAAACGACTTTCAAGATTTTACAACTGGTTTACCCAAACATTTAACAACAAAACAAGAAAACGAAGCTTGGAACATAGTAACAGGTTTAGAAGAAGATTTATATAATCCAGAAGATAAAGTTTTAGATTATATGAGAAGTAGTGAATTTAAAGCAGGTTATACAAAAAAAGATGATGTTCCTCCTGGATACAAATATAGAAGAGGGGGACAATATAATGCAGCTTCGGGGCAAGGAGGAGCAGGAACAATGTATGAAATAGATAAAAAAATTCTTCAACTTTATGAAATGGGGGGTACTATGACAAATCAAGAAAAAGCTAAACATTATAAAAATCTTAAACGTTTAAATAAAGATCTTAAAAAACAAGGTAATCAATATATGAAAGTACCTGATTATTTAAAAGGAACATTAAAAAGAAAATTATACGAAAACCACACTACAAGTACTGCTTTAATAAATGATATCCCTGTTCCTTTAGAAACAATGATTACCCCAGACCAACAAATGAAGGGAATGATGGGAAGAGATTCATTAGAAGGAGGTATGCTTTTTCCTTATAATCAAGTTCAACGAAGAGATTTTCATATGCAAGATTGTAAAATCCCTTTAGACATAATTTTTATTAATCGAGAAAAAATAAATAATATACATCATAACTGTCCCCCATGTAAACAAAATAATTGCCCTAATTATTCAGGATTAGCAGACAACGTTTTAGAATTTCCAGGGGGTTATTGTAAACAAAATAATATTAATATAGGAGATAAAGTTAATTTAACAGTAGATAAAACACCTCCTCAACCTTCTATAGAAATGAACGAAACAAAATATGGTGCTCATGATCTTATTTCTCAATATAAAGATAAAATTCAATCAGATTATGGTCACCAACAATATAGGAATCTTCAACTTTTAGTCTCCCAAAATAAAGACGAAGAAGCAGAAAATTGGTTAAAAACAAAAGGCTATATGAATGAAACAAGATTATTTTCAAAAGATTGGTGGTCAAATATAATAAACGAACATATTTTAACAGAGGGGGGAGCAGCAGGGCATATGGCTCATCCTTTTAATTTATCTAATGTAAATTCAGGAAAAGATTTAAAAGACATATTTAATAAATCGGCAGAATCACTTAATAAAAATCCTGGATCTGTAAAAATTGATGGTGTAAATTCTTCTATTCGTTTAGTAGATTTAGATGGTCAAAAACAATTTGTAATGGATAGGGGCTCTAAAAAACCACTTGATATAAAAGGCATAACAAAAGCAGATTTAGAAGATAGATTTAAACCAGGACATGGGATGGTTAAAGTAGGAGGAGAAGTATTAGATATGTTTAATGAAGCTTTACCTTCACTTGAAAATGATTTAAAAAAATTAGGAGCTTGGGATGATCCAAATATTCTATTTAATATGGAATATGTTAGTGGAAAAACTAACGTACAAGATTATGGATCAAATTTTATAGCAATTCACGGTTTAAATAAAGTAGAAACTAAAGAAGTACAAGGCAAACGAAAAATGTTAACTAAAAGATCATCATCAGAAGTGTCTTATGATAAAGCAGCTTTACAATCTTTATTAGACAATTTAGCTCCAATAGCTAAGAAAAATGATTTTGAAGTTTATGGTTCAGTTCCCACAGAAGTAAAAGGAAAACCTAATTTTGGAGCAGCACTTAACACACAATACACAATAAAATCTAATGAGGGAGATAAAACACAATCATTAGATAGTTGGTTAAATGAATTAAATAACATTCCCGAAGAAGATTTTATATTTATGAGCGGAAAAAAAGTTGGAGCTGTTTCTAAGGCTGTTTATGTTGCTTTACTAAAAGGAGAAAATATAGATGAATTATTTGAAAGTGAAGAAGATAAACAAAAAGCCATAGAAGGTTTTACAACTTATTTGGCAACTGAAAAATTAGGAGATGAAATACTTAAAGTATTAGACTCACCAATGGGTTCAGTTGAAAACCATGAAGGAGTAGTAATAAGAGATAAAAAAATAGCTAACGTACCATTCAAAATAACTGGTAAATTTATACTAGGGGGAATGGTTTCAGATTTTTAAAATATGAAAAAAAAGAAATTATATAAACTAATAAAAGAACAATTAAAAGTAACTCTTTTAGAAGAACTTTTTAAAAAAAGAACTAAAAAAAGAAATACTAAGCTTTGGGATAAAAAATGGAATAATTTTATTAATGAACAAAAAATAATAAAAAAACAACAAGATAAAGAACATTTTTTAAAAATAGCTAGATTTTTAAAAGAAAGTAAAAAATCAAAAATTTTATTAGAAGAAATAATTGAAAATCCATTATTAAGTAATATTAATAAAAAGAAACTTCCTAAATTATACAAATCCTTAAATTCACTGTCTTTTTCTAAATTAGTAGAACAAATTCGTTCTGACGAGTTTGAGGCTCCAGAATTAACAATTTGGGGTGGTAATGGCACATTGCAATGGTCAGGTTGTAACATGACACAAACTGATTTTGGAGTGGCAGTAATTTATGATAATTCTGCGGGAGGGTGTAGTTCAACACCACACACAATTAATGATTCTTTTGTATGTTGTAGTGATAATAACACTTATGCTCAAGATTGGAGTGGATATGGTATTGTTGATCCTTTTCAATTAGGTACACAACCAAGCTTTGTTGGATTTTCTGCTAATAATACGGGAGCTACTACAAATTATAACCCATCTCCCCCACCTGGTGCTCAATCAGCTTGTTATTGTCCAAATCCAGTAGTTGATACTAATGATAATTTAACATCTTGTTTTACTCCTACTACAGGTTACAATATAACAGTAGCTGATTTTGGTAATTTTCTAACAAATTTTGGAATATCTAATATTAACTTAAATGCCTTTGGAGGATTTAATGGAGCATCTTGTGCTGGATGTTCACATATGGCAAGTCCAGCAGTTGCTGGTACAACACCTAATTATGGTAAAAATCCTTGGAACAATGCTCTAGCAGGAGGAACTGGAGGATGTCCTACAGATGGTTCAACTTCAGCAGCTACTTGGAATGGTCAGATGTCTCCAGATGAATTAAGTTGCTGTGCATTTTATGGGTGTGATCAAAGTGGTGCATCACCACAACCAACTGCATTAGCTACTTTTACTCTTACAGCAGGATCTTTAGGAACCATAACAGCTAATAATTCTGACTCTTGGTTTTATGATAATTCACCAGGTGTTCCTTGTGAATTTTTAGGATGTCCAGGATATACTGTTCCATTTACACTTGGGGGTGCTTCATATAGTTATAGTACAAATCAAACACCTATATCAGGTATTACAAATACTAACAATAGTTACACAATTACAAATACAACACCTACAACATGTGTAATGACTGCATGTTCAGATCCTAATATAGATGGTTTAACAGATCCTTTAGGAACTGCTTTAGCTACAAATTATATAGCATCAACAACTAATTACACAGTAACAAATGATGTAACTGAATGTGTAATAGAAGCTTGTACCACACCTGGAAGTGTAAATACTGTAGATACAACTAATTGGAATGCATCTTGGACTATAGTTGACACTACTCCTTCAATGTGTGATGCAATAGTAAGTGGATGTACTAATAGTACTCAAGGAGCTCCAAATTACACTGATACAACAGGAACATGTCCAGATGGAACAACAGGTACAGCAGGAACAGCAGGTGAATGTGCTAATGCAACTGGAGGTGGTTATGTAGCCCAAAATTACAATCCAGCAGCTAACCAAGACACAACACCTACAAGTTGTACATATGATGCATCTGTAATTAATGGTTGTACAAATCCATTAGCAACAAATTATTTTTGTGATGATCCTGCTGCAACGGGAACTTATGCTTGTACAGGAACAAATTCTGATATTTTACCAGTAGATGCAACAGGAGCACAATTAGTAGTTGATACTTCTCCTACAATGTGTACTTATACTGCAGGTTGTACAGATGATGGAGGTAGAGGAGCAACATACACCCATAACCAATTTTCAGCTACATTTCCAGCACTTCTTCCATCATCACTAACTTCTAGTCCTTATGGTGTAAATGTAGCAACAGGTAATGTTGAACCAGCTTTAAATTTTTCAATTCCAGCTTTATTAGGAGGAGAACTCAATGACATAGCAATTCCAACAGGTGTAGGTAATGGTAATACATCTTGTACCTACAATCCTGGATGTACGGATGATAGTTTTACAGAATATTATAGTACAACTCCTCCAGCAATTCATGATGATGGAACATGTGACGAACCAATTATCACAGGTTCACAAGGTAATTTAGGTTGTATGTTAGGACAAGTTATAAATACTCTTACCACTAACTATTATTCAGGCGCTGTTTTAGATGATGGTTCATGTGATGTTGAAGCTTGTGAAAAACCTGCGGCAGACAATTATGTTTGTAAACTTGTAGATTCAGTTGATGTTGAAGATTATTGTACAGGAGGACCAACAGGAACACTTAATATTTTACCAATAGCAAATCCAGGACAAGTTCCAATTAATCCTCTTTCAGTAAATTCTTTTACTCCTTTGGGAGATTATGATCCAGTCACTAATAATGTAGCTGGAGCTTGTCTATACACTATTACAGGTTGTACAATTCCTGGAGCAGAAAATTATGATACACCAGCTGGCGCAAATGTTGATGATGGTTCATGTTATTTTAAATATTGTCCTGATAGTACAACTCCTGCATTTAATTATAATATAAATCAACCTATTGCAACCTCAGGCCCAAATAATGGTCTAACTATATCATTCACTTCAAATGCTAATAATACACCAGACACTGAAAAATGTGAATATATAGGATGTGGTCAAGAAACTATAGGTAATCCTTTAATAACTGCAACTGTAGGAAATTTAGGACAAGATGATGGTTATTATAGTGGAAATGATGGATGTGTTGCAACCATAGCAGCAGGTCTTACAACAATTCCATCCACAATAGCTGTAGGTTGGCAAACAACAGGCTTACTAGATCCTCTAAACACTGATTGTTGTGAATTTTTAGGATGTTATAATGCAGGTAATCCAGATTACAATCAAGTTGTAGGAGGAATAACTACAACTGCAGTACCTTTAGGATATAATCCTGATGCAAATGTAGATGATGGATCATGTAAATATAATGGGTGTACAGATCCAAATGCATCAAATTATTTTTGTATAGCTAATCCTGATGTGTGTGGAGGAAGTCAAGGAGGGACACCAGATCCTGGAATTGGTATGGTAGCAGATGATGGAACTTGTGAGTATAATCATTGTGCAGATATTCAAGCAATTAAATGTGGTAATCCATACTCTCAATCAGGAGGAGGACAACAAATGGTTTATGATTTTGATTGTATAACAATTGATGGATCATTACCAGCATTAGGAACTAATGATAGATTTTTACTTCCTAACACCCCTCCAGATACCCCTCCTACAATAGGTCCAGTAGTATCAGAACAAATCAATAAAATGGTTGATATTCCTAATCCTGGAAGTACTTGTTATGAAGTAGTAGTAATTAATCCATCAAATTCAGGAAATCAAACAGATTATCCATCATGTGTTTGTCCTGATCCAACTTTTCCACCTACTTATGATTGTTGTACTTATGCTACTTGTCCAGGAACATTTCAATTACATTATGGACCTGGTAGTGCTTGGGCTATTGCTAATCCAGGTATGTCAACACCATCTATAGATCCAAATTTTAAATTCTGTCAAGAACGTTTAGACGGAACAGGACAATTTCCAACTTTAGCAGATTGTAATGCAGATTGTGGCGATGAATATTATAATTGTTCATGTTGTCGTAAAGATACTGGACAACCTCAATCTCCATCCCAACAAGTTAACCAAACAGTAGGAGGATGTTCAACATTAAATAGTACTATTTATAGTAATTGTCAACCTGCTTCCCAAACAAATCCGTCAATAGTAGATATATGTAGGGAAATAGAGGTATTTGGTTGTACAGATCCATTAGCATCAAATTATAATCAATATGCTACACAAGATGATGGGAGTTGTGTATATGAAGGAGCTGATTGTCAATGTTGTGTGTTTGTTGAAAAAACTATTACTCTTTCTCCAATTACTATTACAAGTTGGTGTATAGGATATTATGGATACCCTTTTAGTAATTCCACTTCACCACCTTGCCCTTATGTTTTAGGACAACAAGTTACATCTCAAGGTTTTGAACATCAAGATTTTAGTGCTAATCCAACTTGCGAAGATAATAACACAGTAACTCCTGGTTCTAGTCCATACTCCGTTGGGGATATAACAATGTGTACACAACACCCATCACAAGGAGGATGGACTTGGGATTGTTCTAATGATATTATTGTAGGTTTGCCAAAAATAAAACCAACAGATGGAGAAATAGGTATAGATAAAGTAGAACCAAAAGATTTAGATGAACCTACAACATCAAAACCAAATAATGATTTAGAGGATAATTCAGACACACCAGAAATAAGAGAAAGTAAAAAATTAAGAAAATTAATAAAAAAATGGCGAAAAAACAACCTTTAATAGAACGTTTTCAACAACTAGCAGGCATTAAACCTCTATATACAGAACAATTAGGCCCAAGAATGAGTAATCCAAGACCAACAGGACCTAGTGATCCTAGAAGTTCTAAAGACATTGAATTTGATAATGCCCAAGCAATGGACAGATTAACTCCAGACGACAGAGATAAAGTTGGGAAAATCCAACAAATGATGCAAGGAGAAAGAAATCAATATGAAAAAGTAACTTTTGTATACACTGAACAAGGAGGCCGTTTTTATGGATTAGATGTTTATGAAAGTAAAGATCAAGATCAACGTTCAGATAAATTAAAATATGATGAAGCTAATGAATGGTTAAAAGGAGTTTTAGAATATATTCATGAAGATGATTTAATACCAAGAAAATACATTTCAGGTTTAGAAGATTTAGATTTAATAGTAGACAGATTAAAAGAATTAGGAATAGAAGCAAGC